TTACTTACAAATAATTATGAGCGAGCGGTTTTTCTTAAAGGCGATCCTGTATTTCCTAGAGAAGCCACTCGTTATCTATGGGCTAACCGCAATTTAAAAGAAAACTTACTTGGACAAAATGTTCTTGAAATAGGTTGTTCTACAGGTTACGGCTCTCAATTCCTTCCAAATAACATTCAATATCTAGGTTTAGACTACGATCCTGTTATCATTCAAGTAGCTAAAGAACAACAATGGAATGAAAACGCATCTTTTGTTCAAGCTGATATTAACACTTACCCTCTTGAGCAATATGACACCATAATCGCTTTTGAATTAATTGAGCATCTTGATAACGGACTTGAAATAGCACAAAAACTCAAACAACATTGCAAACGACTTCTATTGACAACGCCACACAATGAGCCTGTAGGATTTTGGGGTGAACATCATAAACTTCATGAATTAAATGAATCGCACTTTCCTGATTTTAAATATGAATATATTAATGAAGAAGGTTATGTGTCAAAAGAACCTGCTGAAATAAAAGAAGGAAATAGATTTAACCTTATGATTATGAGGTGGGATAGTGAGTAGCGTCTTATGTTCTGTAGCGACTAGAGGTCGTTATCATACCACTTTACCTTTAACACTCAATGCTATTATCAATCAAACTAAAAAGGTTGATAAGCTCATTATCTTTGATGACAATGATGAGCCACAAGATATGCGAAAAGAATTGGTGTATAGCCATTTCTTTGAAATATTAAACGCAAAAGGTATTAAATGGGAATGGGTATATGCTCATAAAAAAGGTCAGCATTATATTCATCAAATGGCTAACACTATGGGCTTTGATTGGGTATGGCGTGTTGATGATGATGCAATACCTGAACCTAATGTCTTACAAAACCTTTTTAATTATACTCATAAAAATGTAGGTGCTGTTGGCGGTGCAATTATTACTTTGCCTTCAAATTTTGATACTTCTAAATGCACAGGCAAAATAGAACATATAAATATAGAACCTAATATTCAATGGAATTATATTAACAAGGTCAAAGAGGTTGAGCATCTTCATTGTTCTTTTCTTTATAGAGCTGGTGTATATGATTACAATTTAGCATTGTCCAAAGTAGCGCATAGAGAAGAAACTTTATTTACTTACGGACTATTTAAAAAAGGTTATAAAATTCTTGTAGTGCCTAATGCTAATACTTGGCATTTAAAAAATCCCAATGGTGGAATAAGAAGCGAATCAAATGAAATTCTTTATGGACAAGATGAAACTATATTTAATAATTTAATTAATTATAGCGACAAAACAATTGTCATATTAACAGGTGGCATGGGCGATCATATAGTTTTTAATCATGTATTGCCTGACATTAAAAATCCTGAAATATTTACTTGCTATCCTGACATAGTGCCTGGACGCTCTATAGCTGAAGCGTATCAATTATTTGGCAACATTGACGCATGGAATGTTTATATTAAAATGTATCAATGGAAATGGAAAGGCAGTTTAGAAGATGCCTATAGAAAGATGTATGTATGATTATTATTAGCCCTTACTCTAAAGCTTTAAAAAATGGCAAATCTAATCCTAAAAATTATCCATATTGGAAAGAGCTTATTAAACTAATTAAAGAACCAATTGTTCAAATTGGTATAGAAGGTGAAGAACAATTAGTGCCTGACTTTAGAAAAAATTTATCGCTAAAAGAACTTGAAACGCTTGTTAATGAATGCAGAACATGGATATCTTGCGATTCTTTTTTTCAACATTTTGCTTGGGATAAGAAAAAATATGGTATAGTGTTGTGGTCGGTTTCTGATCCTTTGATCTTTGGCCACCCTGAAAATATTAATCTATTGAAAGATAGAAATAATTTGGTTGAAAATCAATTTTTGTGGTGGGAAGATACAGAGCATGATGCAAACAAATTTTTTAATCCTAGCCTTGTATTAGAATGTTTAAATGCAAACTTCTCATGAAACCATTGATGACATATTCAATTTTCTACAAAATAAAACAATCAAAGATATTGGCACTGATTATTATGATAATAAAAATCATTTGGTTATTTTATTATCTGATGGTTCTATTTGCTATGTATCTTCTAGCGACAGTTTGTTTATGGCTCTCGAGCGCCATCTCATTAATTAGTAGAAAGAAATAATTATGGATATGCAAGAACACACGAAACATGTATTAGATACAGTTTCGGGAATTACGGCTTTTGGCGCAATCATGAAATTTTTACCAGCAATAGCCGCATTGTTATCAATCATTTGGTATTGCATTAGAATTTATGAATGGGCTCGCTCTAAATTTAAATAATGATTTTCTTGATGTTTTTGTGTTGCAAAAAAGCCATAATTTGCTAGACAAATAATTTTGTTTGTCATAAATGAAAGGCAAATATTATGTGGACTAAACCAGCAGCTACAGAAATGAGATTTGGATTTGAAGTTACTATGTATGTTATGAATAAATAATGCTATAATGTGAACACATTGCTTCATACACAATGTATCCTTAAGTTAGTCAAGGGAGCTTAAAACGCTCCCTTTTTTTCTGCTAATAAAACTATGAAATATAAAACCCACCAAATCAACGCAGCTTCATAATGATATAAAGTGTAGGCCACAAGTAATTTGAGCATCATTTAATATAATGATCGCCTGTGCTGCCATTAGTGCCAACGATATTTATTTTGTCCTCGTCCCAAGAGTTAGATTCATCATCTGAATCATAATACTTCTCTTTGCGGCCAAATATTAAATCGTAATTTTCATCATATTGTTTTTTGTTTGTTTTCCTTTGTTTTGAACCTTTGCCTGCCTCGCTATAACTCATAAGCCTGTCCCCTGAAAGCTACAACATCATCTTCAATAACTTCTACCAATTCAGGCGGTAAAAGTTTGCCCTTATGAAATGATAACACAGCGAAACCACTACGCCAATTCTTTGGATTATCTTCTGTGTAATTTAAAAACTGATCGCCATCTATTTCAGCTAATGTTCCTGTGTCCACACCATAGCGAGTGCCTGTGTAATCAGTATAAGCTGAAACTTTTAATGAGTGTAAATGCCCGGTAACGATACTTGTTCCAGCGCCCATTGTGTTATTGTGCGTGGCATGCACTCCGCCTTTCCAACGATGCTTTATGCAGACATCATTGATCCATGTAGCCCAGCAAGGTTTCCAAGCGGGGAAATGGTCTTTTAAATGAAAGCCATTAACAAATTCATATTCAGGCGCGACTGCTGCAAGGTATGTTTCAAACCTACTATCATGATTACCTAGTGTCCAAGTAAGAAAAGGGCTAGGCTTAACTGTCTTGCAAGCATCTTCAATCCTACCTAGCATTTCTTTACAAGCGTTTAATTCATCAATGACTGTTGGCCTGTGTTCAAGAAATCCAATGCGGCCATGTCTTGATATATTTGCACCATCAAATACATCACCATTAGCAATCACAACTTTAGGTTTTAATTCTTTGATAAATTTAATAAGTGCTTTGAATGCGGTTGTTTCATCATTATTCCAAAAGTGAGCGTCAGAAAAAACAATCACAATACCATCTTGAATAGGGATATTAATTCTTGCGGAGTGTCGTTCTATAAAAGGCTTTTCTTCATTGGCCTGTAAATCTAATCCGTATCGGCTTTCCATTGCTCTGCGCCTCATTTGCACAGCACGAATACTGATACCTGTTTTTGTTGAGATTTTTTGGCATGATTTTAATTCACCCCAAAGCTTTATGAATTCTTCATCTGATATCAATTTTGGCATATGGTTCCTAAAAAAGAGGGCTACTTGTCTTAATGTCTATTATTAAATACCTTGCGCAAGTCTAGCAATATTCGCCTATATTATATTGCATTACATTAAAACTTTCACCCATTAATCAATTAAAACGGAACATCACTTTCCATATCATCAAAAGAAGTTGATGACTTGGCGCTAGTTTGTTGTGAATCTTTTGGTAGCGGTTCTTTCATTTGTAACCACCCATCAAAATTGACAGGGATAGTTTCAAGTTTGATAGCTTGGCCGCCATTTTTTGTTTCTACAACAACGCCACATCTAATCCATTTTCTTCTTTCTTTGCCGTCTTTACCGACATAGTTTTCACCGCCTGCTAATAAATCATGAGTTATTGCCATTTTCTTTTTCCTTTAGTTGTTGAACGATTAAATCTACTTCATTATTGAACTCAATTACTTCTGCTTCAGCTTGCGAGATAAATTCCTCATCTCTAAAAATGCGCTTAATGAAAAGCTGCAAAGGTTCACTGATGTCAGGATCAAAAGAGACCAGGTCACACCATTTTCTATCTACGCCACAGCAGGCCATCTGAAACTGCACTTGAGCATAATAACGATTGACTAAATCTTTGCCATCATTGATAAAATGCTCAAGGTGATTGTCGGGCAGCGGACATTTGATTTCTATAAGGCCATCGCTACCAATCATGCCATCAGGTGAACAACCTGCCATAGAAATGACAGGGTGATTGACAAAAGCTATTTGATCTACAAATAAGCCTCTTTTCACCTCGTAGGAAGCCCTTGCAAGCGGTTCTAACGCTGTTCCGCGTTCCATTGCTGCATTGGTGTAGCCTTGCACTCGTTTTCCTGTTAAACGCTCTCTAACGAGCTCGGTTTTGAGCTTTTTGCGACCTGCACTCTCACCTGATTTGATTTTGGACATAAGGTCGGCAATTTTGCTGGCCGTAACCTTACCAAGTCGCATTTGAAACCACTCATCACTTCCTTGTTGTATGTCCATAAAAATACCTTCCCATAGCATGCTGGTTTATCGGTTCCATATCATTTTGCTTTTTCAAGCGTAAGTAAATGGTTTGCACAATCCATTGAATACGCATGCTTTCTGATTGGGGATATATTTGATTTGCTTTTGCCATAAGTGAATTCATAGCATGCCTCTGATTCTGTATTCTGCAACAATACAAGTTTCATCAAAAGAGTTTTTGACTTTCTTGGCCTGCGTTTCAATTTCATAGCCTTTTTTGCGTAGGTTATAAATTGTGTCGGCTAACCGATAAATGCCTAGATTTTTCCATGCCTTCAACGGATCAATCGTTTTTGATTTTTTAAAATATTTAATTAAGCGGTCTTGTTGTGTCATCTTGTTCCCCTTGTAATATTTTTTTGAGTTTATTTGTTTCATTGATTACAGCCTGCGCCACAGCTTTATTATTTCGCACTTCTGAAATAATAGTAGCGTAGTTTTTTTGTAGCTCATCAATAGTTTTGCTTTCATTGATTTTTTTAATATAATCTTCAGGGTTCATGCGTGTAGCTTCACCATCATCATCATCTTGGTAAAGGCCACAGATGGCACTTAAATTATATCTGCGTAAATAACTCATGCAGCTTCCAACGCCCTGCGCATCATTTTTTTGTAATGGGCAGCTTGCGGTGTCCTCAATCCATTCACCCGATTCATGAATAAGGCGTGTGGTCAGAGAAATAAACCCTGCTTCACTTGCGCTGGCGGTCTGTAAAAATGCAATACCCGCTTCATTCAAAGCTGGTTTGACTGCATCTATTACAGAGCCTAAATCGGCATAGCGTGATTTGAAGTGGGGATTGGTGCTGTCTTTGATTGCAAACTTGATGTTACGCTGCGCTTGAACCAAAGCTTTGGATATAGCATTGATGCTATCTGATGTTTTCATGTCTTATAGTTTCCTTTTATTTAAATAATGCGTTTCATGGTTTCATTGTAAACATTGCCCGCCCAATGATTGACGGTGTTTTCACCATTGACATATCGTGTAACTACATCTTTGGCGACATACTCAATTTTAGCATCATATAAATCTTTAATGCGTCCAATTTTATCGTCTTGTGAATCATACAGTATGTTTTTGACCTGGTCTTGCAAGGCGTAGTCATTGCATACAGATCGGAA